AGATTCGTTAACAGATGGTAGAACCTATGATGTTGTTGAAGTCCTAAAGGACGATTTGATAAGAGTAGTCGATGACAGCGAAGAAGATTACCTTTATCCTATTTCTAATCCACGACCATTAGATGAAAGTTCAAAAGGCGGTAAATGGATAGTTGTTGAAGACTATAAAGGAGAATTGAAGGTAATAAATAATGAAATTAGAAGAATTTAATACTGTTCTATTAAAAGATGGTAGAATAGGTGATATTATGGATATTCAAGGTGAAGGTGAATCTATCACAATTGATATTAAGTTAGGTTATAATGATTGGGAAACTGACTACATTACTAAGGATGATATCGAAAAAGTTCTACATGCAAGTGAAAAATAAAAGCACTTACTGAATTAATAAAAACAGTAGGTGCTTTTTAAATACCTAAAATCGTCACTTTAGTACTTCGGACGATAACTGATAAGACAAATAACGTGGACTGAACCACGAAAAAACAATGTATTTGAAAGGAAAAAGAAAATGAAAAAAGAAGAATTAATGGCATTAGGATTGGATGAAGCTACAGCAATAAAAGTTGAAAAAGCTTCAACTGAAGAACTCAAAGGTTTTATACCTAAAGCAAGATTTGATGAAGTTAATGAAACTAAGAAGACATTGGAAACACAACTAACAGAACGAGACACTCAATTAACTGAACTTAATAAAAAAGTTAAGGGTAATGAGGAACTCGAAAAGACAATTGTAGACTTGCAGACAGCTAATGCTACGACTAAGATGGAATATGAGACTAAGTTGAAAGACATTACAATTAATTCTGCAATACAAGCAAAACTTACTGATACAAAATACCCTGATTTATTAATAACAAAATTTGATAAATCGAAAATAGTTGTTGGAGCAGATGGAAGCGTATCTGGCGTTGATGAACAGCTTACAAGTATTAAAGAAACATATAAGGATTTGTTTACGGTTGATGTAAAAGGAAAAGAACCCAATAATAAAGGTGGCAGTCAACCGCCAACAGGCAAGAAACAAGAACTTGAAACTATAATCAATGATCCAAAGACTTCTTTTGTTCAAAGGGTTGCAGCTAAAAACCAATTATTTAAAATAGAAAGCGAGGAATAATATATGCCAACAAACATTACAGGACAAGGAACAACATGGAATTTACCGAATTATGCCGGTGATTTATTTACAGCTGATGAAATCAATACACCTATTCTTACTGCAATTGGTGGTTTAACAGGTGGTGTTCAAACAACTGATTTTGAATTTCCTACAGATTCTCAGTATTCAATGCCCGCTGCTGCACAACCAGCAATTACTGAAACTGCATCTTTAACAGCTCCTGCAGCTACGGGATTTGTAAGAGAGCAAAACACAAACGTAACTCAAATATTTCAAGAGAAAGTATCTATTTCTTATGAAAAACTTTCAAATAGTGGAAGATTGAGTGGATTGAATACTCAAGGACAGGTAAACAATGCTCCAAACGAAAAAGATTTTCAAATAGCTACTACACTAAAGAAGATTGCGAGAGATATAGAATACACAATCATTAACGGTGTATATGCTAAAGCAACTTCAGCTGCTATAGCAAACAAAACAAGAGGGCTTATTGCATTATGTGCTGCAGTAAACAATGTTAATAATGCTACTGCTGCTACTCTAACAAAACCAATGATACAAGCATTGTTAAAAGAAATGTTTGACAACGGAGCAATATTCTCCAATATGGTTCTTTGGACCAACAGTTTCCAAAAACAAATAATAACTAGCCTGTATACTGTTGCACCAGCAGATAGAAAAATTGGTGGTACAAATATCCAACAAATTGAAACAGACTTTGGTAACATTGGTATTTCTTTAAATAGATTTATGCCACAAGCAGCAGTACTTGCTGGAGAAATGTCAGTGTTAGCTCCAGTGTTCCAACCAGTACCAGTCAAAGGTAACTTCTTCTATGAAGAACTATCAAAAGTTGGAGCTTCTGAAGATGGACAAATCTATGGGAAGTTTGGTTTGGATCATGGTCCTGCATTTATGCATGGAACAATCACAGGATTATTGACTGCCTAAGGAGGGTATTAAATGAAATTTATGGGACATGGAATTGTTTGGGACGGTGAAAATAACCGTCCTTTATGCAAATTTAAAGATGGACAACTTGAAACTGAAGATAGCAATATAGCTGAAAAGCTGAAAAATGCGGGTTATAAATTTGAAGGAGAAATCAAGAAAACTGATATCTCTGACGAAAGAACAATTAAAGAGTTAAAGGCTTTACTAGATGAAAAAGGTATTGAATATGACTCCAAAGCAAAGAAACCAGAACTTATTGAACTTTTAAAAACACCAGAAGATAAAGATCCTCAAGAAGATAGTACAGATGAAAATGAAAATAAAGAATCAAAGGGCGCTGAGTAATATCAGCTCCCTTTTTATAAAGGAGTTGATATAGTGCTTACAGATGAAATAGTTGCATTAGTTAAAACGAATCTTGTTATAACAGATATTACAAAAGATTTGATTATAAAAGATGTTATCCAGGATGTATTAAACTATTGTAACTTAACAGAATTACCAGTAGAAGCAGAATCATACATCAGGAAGAAAGTAAATTCTATTATAAATTATGAAGCAGAGAATGGTACTAATGCCGTATTTGACATAAAATCCATTTCTGAAGGTGATACGACTATAACATATAATGTTAGTGATAAAATCACTAAAGAAACCATCTACGGACTATCTGATAAGGATAAGAAGGTCTTGCAAATATTTAGGAGGACACGGAAATGAATAGGCGTAAAGTATTTGAAAGACTTTATAATGATACATGTGATGTGTACGAGTATAAAGATGCGAAAAATGAATCTAATACTACTAAACAAGATTGGGCATTAGTATACCCAAAGATAAAATGTAAGTTGTCTAAAAAAACATTAAACAATGTCAATCAAACTAATGGAGAAGCCACTGCATCAGATGCAAGGGTTCTATTTATGGATGATATAGTTTTAGTGCTAAAAGGCAGCAAGATTGTTTGTAGAGGCGAAGTATTATACGCTGGTAAACCATTTATATATCCCGAAAGCCATCAAGAAATCCCATTATTATATACAGAAATGGCCTAATATGAGTTTCGATTATAAAGAATTCGTTGAATTGCGTAACAAGTTCATAAAAATGGATAAGGAATTTGATTCGTTCTTAAGAAACTTTCTTCTTGAAATGGGACTGAGGGCTTTAGCTGATACAAAGAGAAATACTCCAGTTGATACAGGGTTATTAAGAAATAGCTGGCTATTGGGTGATATAACACGTAAAGGTGATACTCTCGAAATTGAACTATATAATCCTATAGAGTACGCATCTTTCATGGAATATGGTCATATGACAAGGAATAGAGATGGATGGGTTGAAGGTCAATTTATGTGTACAATTGCAATTAACCGTATTGAAAGTCAAATACCTGCAAGATTTGAAACAGCTTTTAATATTTGGATCAGAAGTTTAGGGATGTGATAATATAAATACAAATAATATTATAGATGCTCTTAGCGTAACTCTTAACAATAATTTCGTAGGAGCTAAAATATATACAGAACAGATAAAGCAAGGAATGAAGAAACCTTGTTTTTTTATTTATGAAATAGACAAGAACCATAAAAAACTAGTAGGTAATAAGTATAATCAAGACCATAGTTTTACTATAAGATATTTTACTGATACTGATGATTTATACGAGGAGCTTAGATTAACAGGAGAAAAGCTCTTTGAGGTACTGGAATTAGTAAATTTTGGTGGAACGGTTTTAAAATGTATCGACATGAATTATAAAATTGATGATGGTGTATTACATTTCTTTTTTGATGTAAACACCAAAGTTAAAAAGATGTTACCTGCTAATAATAAATTTGGTCCATTGGAGGTAGATGTTAATGTTAAACAAATTTAAGAAAGAGGAGCTTTTAGCAAGTAAACAGTTTATAGGAAATGAAAAAGATATACTGTCTGTTTTGTTGGAAGATTCTAAAATGTATAGTATTGAAGAATGCAATAAAATATTAAAAAAAGAAAAAGAGAGGGTGATTAAATAATGGCAGGAGGAAATTTCACAGCTCAAAATAAAACAATTCCTGGTGCATATGTAAATTTCACATCTGAAAAACAACGAGCAGTTACAGCATCTGATAGAGGCATAGTTGCTTTACCATTGCTTTTAAGTTGGGGATTAGCTAAAACTTTTATGCTAGTTGATTATAGTACAGATTTTAAAAAGGTTTTAGGGTATGACATACTTGATCCAGCTTTGCTCTTGATAAAAGAGGCACTAAAACGTGCAAGTCAAGTATTGTTATATAGAATTAATTCAGGAGTAAAAGCTTCTGTTACAACGGGTGCATTAACCATAACTGCAGCTTATGAAGGCGCGAGAGGAAATGCATTGACTGTAAAAATAGCTGCTAATGTAGATATACCAGGTAGCTTTATTGTAACCACATATTTAGCAGGTATAGCAGTTGATACTCAACAAGCTACTAATGCAGAGAACCTTGTGAAAAATGATTATGTTGCATTCTCTGGAACAGGGGTATTAGTGGCAAATGCTGGTGCAGTACTTATTGGTGGTACTGATACATCGCCTATAGGTGAAGATTATTCAACTTACTTTATAGGACTTGAAGTTCAAACATTTAATACTATTGCATTGCCAATAGAAGATGTTACTGTAAAGGGTGCAGCTGCTGCATTTGTAAAAAGAATGCGAGACACAGAAGGTAAGAAGATTCAAGTTGTTTTGCCCGATTATAAAATTGCTGATTACGAAGGTGTAATAAGTGTAAAAAATGGCGTTTGTTTAGCAGATGGAACGCAAATTGATAAGATTAAAGCTGTTGCTTGGGTTGCTGGTGCTACAGCAGGAGCAGCTATAAACGAGGACTTAACATATAGTCAATATGAGGATGCGGTTGATGTTGATACTAAATATACTAACACTCAAATTGAAGCAGCATTAAAAGCTGGAGAGTTTTTATTTATTGCTAAGAAAAACAAAAATAATGTAACAAAAGTATTAGTGCAAGATGATATAAACACCTTTGTTACTATTACAGCAGAAAAAGGAGCAGATTTTAACAGTAATAGAAAAATAAGAACTATGGATGATATTGGAACCACTTTACCAGAGCTTTGGGAAGATAGCTACATAGGACAAGTTGATGCTACTGAAGATGGTGGAGATCTCTTTAAAGGTGATGCTAATAGTTATTTTACTGCGCTTCAAAGTATGAACGCTATTAAAAATTTTGACAGCAATACTGATTTAAACTTAATTATAAATGCTGACGATAGTGCATATGCAGAAGTTGGTATATATCTTGTAGGCAGCTTTAAGAAATTGTATATGTTAGTAAAAATGAAGTAAGGAGGCGACTAAATGTTTAATGATATAAAAGAAAGTGTTGATTTAAATGGTGGCAAAGCTTATATAATTCAAAATGGAATTGTAGAGGAAGAACCAGGTATCCTTAAAGTATCCACTAAAAGAAATATAAAAACTAGAACGAGAACTCCTTTGGGTTCTCGTATAGAACAAACCAAGGCAACTAAAATAAGCAACAGTGGAGTAATGACTGTTGATGCATGGGCATCCGCTAGATTTAATACAATGGTAGATGAATTTGAATCTACTGGAAAGATGCCTATGTTTGATATGCAGATAGTAAATGAAGATACGAGTACTACTGTAGGAAAAAGGGTTGTAAGATATTACAATTGTATGATTAAGGATGATGTTGATCTAAGCAAGTTAGAAGATAGTGATGATGCGTTTACTTTAGATATCAATTTTTCATTCGATAGCAAAAAAACATTACAGGACTTCAATAGCCCTGAAAGAGCATAGGAGGCAACATGAGTAACTTAATGGATTATCTCATTGAAAATGAGAATGTAACAGATGATATAGAAGAAATATCTCTAAGTGAGAGACTTAAAAATTTCAAGTTTAAAATTAAGCCTATATCAGGTAAAGAATTTCATAAATTGAAATCAGAATGCAGAACTATAAGAAAGAAAAATGTAAACTTTGATGATGCAGCATTTAATGAAAAGTTAATACTAAAGTGCTGTGTAGAACCAAACTTTTCCGATGAAAGCGCTATTGAAAAAGTAAAAGTTCATACACCTGAAGATCTTATTAACAAAGTGCTCAAAGCTGGTGAAATAACTGATTTAGCAAATGCGATAACAAATTTGAGTGGATTTGATGAAGAACCCCATCAGGTAGTTGAAGAAGCAAAGTAGTTGAAGAAGCAAAAAACTAATCAAGGGAGGAGACCAGGATACAAGAACAGCAATGTACTGTTTTTATAACCACGGATGGGCTCCTTCCTATTATTTGAGCTTAACATATAAAGAACGCATTCTTATTGCATGCATGGCAGAATATGAAATAGAAAACAGACCAAAAACAAAATAGCCCTTGTATTTATATTGAAAAAAATGTAAAATATTAGTAAATATAAACATTGGGAGGTATTTATGACAACACAACGTATTATAGGAATTGTTTTAATTATAATTGCCTTAATTGCAAAATTTGGTGGTGGGGAATTACCAGCAGTTATAATATTTGTAATTATTGGTCTGTTTTTAATTGTTAAGAAAAGTAAGACGAAAGAGCAAAAGCAACAACTAAAAAAAGAAAAAGAAAAATTACAAAAACATAATGAAACTCATGTAAAAATGAAACATATTTTAGGTCTCCCTTTAGCTGAAAATACAGAGTGTATTGTAGGATTTGAAAATGATAGGTTTGAATTTAAAGGTGGAGGTAATTCTTTTACTCTTAATTTTAATAAAATCACTGCAATTAACGTTTTAACAGATACAGAAATACAAAAGCAATATATTTCAAGTGTTGGAGGAGCGGTTGGAGGAGCAGTACTACTTGGACCATTAGGAGCAATGATTGGTGGTAGAGCTAAAGAAAAAAGGACTACTACTAATACATATTATTTAAATATTACATATATTAAAGATGACAAAATAACTTATATGAGTTTTGAAATTCCTGTGTGTTATACAAGTTCAGTTAAGAAATGGGAGCAAAATTTTATTCCTATAGAACAAAAAAATATCGAATTATAAAGTAAAGACTGCTTAATGGCAGTCTTTTATAATGCAAAAACTAGGCGAGGAGGTGCGAATATGGCAACAGTTAGTAATACATTGAGAATGAAAGATTCAATGGGATCTGTCTTAAAAAGTGTTATTACATCTATGAATATGACAATATCAACTATGGAGAGAATGAACTCTGCTTCTGATAATATAGATTTAAGTAGTGACTTTGAAGCTGCTAGAAAGCAGATTGGATTAACTACTAATCAATTAAGTGTTGTCGATGATGAAATAAGAAAAGCATCTATAGAGCAAGATAATTTTAACAACAAAATAAGAGATGGCACTAATGCCACAAGCAGTTTAAAGTCAATGTTTATTGGTTTAGGCGGAGCTATAGGGTTGAAGAAACTAGTGGACACATCAGATTCCATGGCACAAATCAATGCAAGACTTGATTTGATAAAAGCAGAATCGGAAACAACTGAAAGTTTGCGAAATAAAATCTTCGCTTCTGCTAATGATGCAAGAGGCTTATATACCGATATGGCTTCATCAATTACTAAATTAGGATTATTAGCAAAAGATGCATTTAGCAATAATAATGAAATTATTGAATTTACTAATTTGTTTCAGAAACTGGGAGTTGTAGGCGGTACAGGCGCAATTGAAATGAGCAGTGCGATGTATCAATTAAATCAAGCAATGGCAAGTGGTAGGCTACAAGGTGATGAATATAGAGCTATTATTGAAAATGCTCCTTTGTTAGCACAAGCCATTGAAAAATACCTAGGTGACCAGGGTGTAAAAGGAACTTTAAAAGAAATGTCATCCGAAGGATTAATTACATCAGATGTAATTAAAATCGCTATGTTTAGTATTGCTGATGAAGTTAATGAAAAATTTAAGAATATGCCATTAACTTGGGGGCAATTATGGAATAGAGCAATTAATACTTTATTGATAGCATCACAACCACTTTTAGGTTTTATAAATTTACTTGCAAATAACTGGTCAATTTTAGAACCTATTGTTTTAGGAGTAACTGCAGTATTAATACTATATACCGCTGCAATAATGATACACAATGGAGTTTTAGGGGTTAATAGCCTCATGACTGGAATTGCTGCAGCTAGTGCAGCATTACATGCAGGTAAAACATTAGCAGAGGCAGCAGCGACAGAAACTGCGACTGGAGCTCAAATAGGACTAAATGCAGCATTATTAGCAAGTCCGATTACCTGGATAATAATTGGCATAATTGCCTTAATAGCAGTATTTTATGCTGCTATAGCAGCAGTAAACAATTTTGCGGGAACATCTATATCTGCAACGGGATTAATAGCTGGGGCTTTTACTACTGTAGGGGCTTTTATAGGAAATATTATATTTGGAGTAGTTAATTTTATCATAGGATTAGTTGTTGGAATTTGGAATATGATTATTTCATTTGCTAATTTTTTAGGTAATATATTTAATGACCCTATTGCAGCGATAATGAAATTGTTTCTTGATTTATTTGATTCAATAGTTAGTATGGTGCAATCATCAGCTAAGGCTCTAGACACTATATTCGGAAGTAATCTAAGTGGCAGTGTAAAGAGTTTCAGAGATGAATACAATGCCACAGTTGATGATATGATGAAGGATAGAACTGTTGATATTTATCAAAAACTCAATCCAGATGATTATATGCTTGAAAGATTAAATTATGGAGATGCATTTAATACCGGTTATAAATTTGGTGAAGGTATTGATAGTAAACTATCTAATATATTTTCTCTTGATAACAATGCTATTAACACTGATGATTTAATGGCAGGCTTAGACGAACAAGAGTTTGATGTAAATGTAAAAGATGATGTTAATTTAGCGGATGAGAGCCTAAAATATTTACTTGATGATGTTACTCAAAAGTATATAAATAATATCAATCTACAAGCTCCAGCTCCTACAGTAAGTGTAAATGTAAATGTAGCAAGTGGAGACAATATAGATTATGACGAAGTTGCAGAAATTACAAAGAAAAAATTAGGTACTGAGATGGTAGAATTCGCAATGTCAAGCACTGACATAAGGCGTTAGGCGGTGATTTAATGTATAACATGTATTTATCACAGGAGACTTCCAAGGAAACATTAGTATTGAAGTTTCCTGTACTACCTGAAGAAATAGAAATTAAATGTGATATAGAAAATAAGAAATATAATGTTTTAGCTTTAGGCGACATAATAAAAGCAGGGAAAAAAGGTTTAAAAAGCTTTACACTTAATTCATACTTCCCTGCAGATGAAGAACCTGATGTTTATGTTAGAATAATTGAAAAGATGGTAGATGCTGAAATGCCAATAAGATTTATCATCAATAGAATGAATGGTAATAGATTTGATTACGATTCAAACCTGTTAATCTTAATAGACAGTTTCTCACACAAGGAGGAAGGTGGAGAAGTCGGAGATATCTATTATAGTTACAAATTTACAGAATATAGGGAACACAAAGCGAAGGTGATAGCGAGTGTATAAAATATACATAGACAGCAAGAATCAGAATAAGCGCTATGACATAACTGAAATTGTTCCCTCTATAGATATTTCATTTTATAAAAAAGGTACAGCTGGTAAACTTGACTTTACCGCATTAAAAGATGAGGTAGTTATATATCATGAGGGAGATGTGGTTTATTTTTATGACGATGGACTGCCAGCATTTAAAGGATATGTATTTACTAAAACCGCGAATGAGAAAAAAGAAATAAAGACTACAGCATATGATCAATTAAGATATCTTAAAGCGAAACAATCATTTGAGTTTATCGGAAAGAGCTTAACAGAAGTAATTAAGACTGTTGCAAATTACCTACAGCTTAAAGTAGGATATATTGAAGATATAGCTTATAAAACACCATACTATTACCATGAAGATGAAAGTTGCTTTGATATAATAGACTATCACATACAGCAAGCAATGATTCAAACCGGCATTGAGTTAGTTTTTTATGATGATTTTGGAGAATTAACATTGCGAAAAGCTGATGCTTTAATTAGTAAAAACGTAATAGGAGTAGAGAGTTTTGGAACTGGATATAGTTATAAAACTGATATTGACAGTGATACTTATAATGTTGTTAAGCTAATTTCACCTAATAAATCAACAGGTAAAGGCGATGTGTTTATGGCTAAAGATGATAGCAATATAAAGCGCTGGGGACTGCTGCAGTACTATGAAGTTATGAATGAAAATTTAAACTCAGAGCAGATTAAAGACTATTTAAAATTGCTTATAAACCATCATAATAAGTTGTTTAGGACCTTAAGCTTAAATGCTATAGGTATATCTGGAATACGAGGCGGTAGTACTATTTATATTGATATACCTGATATTGGTGACATTTCATTAACTAAAAGTTTACTTGTTGATAGTGTTTCTCATAAATATAGAAATGGTGAACACACAATGAGTTTAGAAATGGAGGTAAGGTGATGTTCCAGGAGATGCAGTTATGGATACAGAATATAATAGAAAATATGAAATTAACAGATTATAGAATTGGAACAGTAATACAACTTAACCCTATAAAAATCGACTTTGGAGACAACAAAATAATTACAGATGTTGGAACAAATATACTTTATGATGAACGATATATCGCAAAAGTTTTAAATGATAATAAATATAAACCATCATTTAATATTGGAGAAAAATTGCTAATGTTACAAGTAGCCAAAGGTCAAAAATTTATTGTGATAAGTAAATTGTATATCATGGCTGAAGGAGGTTAAAATGATTCCTGAAACACTATATATAACAATGGAAACAAAACAAAAACCTTCACTATCATTTAAAATTGATTTTGATAGGAATAAGATAATAGGCAAGACAGATGAATTAGAAGCAGTCAGACAGGCTGCTTTTTTAATGCTTTCAACTGAGCGTGACTATAGTCCAATATATGAGGATTATGGGATTAAGTATGATGATTTAATAGGTAAAGATAAATATTTTGTTTTATCTGAGTTAAAAAGGCGCATTACAGAAAGCTTGAAAGAAGATGATAGGATAATCGAAGTTGATAATTTTGAATTTAATGAGATTAATGACGGATTAGAAACAACATTTGATGTGATAAGCATTTATGGTAGTTTTGCATCGAAAGGAGTGTTTAATATATGATAACAAAAGAAGAAATATTAAATCGTATGCTTGCAAGCATTCCAGATACTTTAGATAAGAGGAAGGGTAGCACAATATATCTTGCCTTAGCTCCTGTCGCTGAGGAACTTGCACTAAAGTTTGAGACATTTGAAAATATAAGTAATAGTACATATGCAGATACATCAACTGGGGATGATTTGACAAGACGAGCTGCTGAAAGGGGAATAAATAGAGACTCTGCATCGTACGCAATAAGAAAAGGTATATTTAATATTCAGGTACCTATAGGTAGTCGCTTTGGATTAGAAACAACAACATATGTCGTTACTGAACAATTAGCTAATAATGAAGTAAAGTTACAATGTGAGCAACTTGGCGTAGTAGGAAACGCATATACTGGAGATCTATTACCTATTACTTTTTTATCTGGATTAACCATAGCTTTATTGACAGATATATTAATACCAGGTGAAGATGAAGAAGACGATGAATCACTAAGGACAAGATATTATGATAACCTTGAAAGTTCGTCTTATGGTGGAAACAAGGCAGATTACAAAGAGAAAACAAAAGCACTTGATGGTATAGGTGGAGTAAAAGTTTATCCAGTTTGGGCCGGCGGTGGGACTGTTAAATTAGTTATTATTGACAGCACATTTGCCAAGCCATCAACAACATTGGTTACAGATACCCAAACAGCTGTTGATCCTGTAGCAAATGCAGGACTTGGTTTAGGCATTGCACCTATAGGACATGTTGTAACAGTAGAAGGTGTTGCAGAATTAATTGTAAATGTATCAAGCACAATAACACTTTCAAGCGGTTATTTGTGGGCGGATATTGAAAATTACATTCAAGATGTTATAAATGCATATCTACTGGGATTGAAAAAAACTTGGGAAAATGAAGATGCTCTTGTGGTCAGGATTAGTCAAATAGAAAGTACAATTTTAAAAGTTACTGGGGTGGTTGATGTAACAGGCACAAAACTTAATGGTGGTTTGATAAATCTTATACTTACAGATGTACAAATCCCTGTATTAGGAACGGTGTCAAATATATGAGAATAAAAGACTATTGGATAGAAAAAGTACAAAATATACAAGAGTTCAAATCTATAGCTGATGCGGTTGATCCTGAAATAGAAGACCTTAATACTGAAATAAGCAATTTAATTGATGATCAATTTATTCAAACTGCAACTGAAACAGGTGTAGCAAGAAGAGAAAAGATATTAAACATTCAACCATTTGCTGATGATACAATTGATTCAAGGCGTTTCAGGATAGGGGCGAAATGGAACAATCAACTTCCATATACTTATAGACAATTGGAAGAAAAATTGACTAATTTAGCAGGTACTGGGGGCTACACGATAACCTTAAACAGTGGCTTGTATACTTTAGTGATAAGAATTAGTTTAGGGGTCAAAAGGATGTTGGATGATGCTAAAACAATGGTTAGTAATATGGCTCCCTGTAATTTAATAATAAACGTGGACTTGCTATATAACAGGCATATTGACTTGGCGACATTTACACATGCAGAGCTTGCGGCTTATACGCATTTTCAATTAAGAGAGGAGGTACTTTCATAATATGGGTACACAAACAATAAATTATGGATTTACAAAAGATGATATTAATGAAAATTATGATGTACTTAAAGTCAATGCTAATATGGATGCTGTTGATATAAAAATAAAAGACAGAGAAAATCAAGTTGGAGACTTAGCAACTTTAATTACTACAAATAAGACATCAGCGGTTGCTGCAATAAACGAAATTAAGGAACAAAATAACACTTTGGGAGCCAAAAAAGCAGATTTAGTGAATGGCAAAGTACCATCTAACCAGTTGCCGAATATAGAAGTTCCTGTTCAGAGTGTTAATGGTAAGACAGGGGCTGTTATATTAGCAAAATCAGATATAGGATTGGGAAGTGTAGACAATACTTTGGACAACACAAAAACCGTATTATCAGCTTCAAAACTTACAACAGCAAGAACAATAAACGGAGTGAATTTTGATGGAACGCAAAATATAACTGTAGTAGATAATACAAAAGCTCCGACTTCTCACGCAAGTGCAGCAAATACGTATGGATTAGGTACAACTGCAAACTACGGACACGTTAAAACAATAAATGTATTAACACAAGCAAGCCATGTTGATGGTACAGCATTGAGTGCATATCAAGGGAAATTTTTAAATGACAAAATAGATAAAAATGCATCAGTAATTTCTGCTGCGGGAACGTTTGATATATATGTTGAGAGTGGTAATCCTGTTCTTGTAACCTCACACCCTATAGATTTAACAGGGAAATTGTTTGCTATCTTTCATACCGCCGTAGACAAAGGTACGCCCGTACAATTAGGCGCTGCTTCTAATTATCTTGGAATCTGGCAGATAAATGCCACGGCAAGTATTGGGGATACATATGCTCAACCAATTAAATTGATAAATGGTGTAACTTTATTTGGGGCTAATGCTGGGGATGGCTGGCAAGGAGCATATATTGGGTTTAAATATAACCCATCAACAAAAACGTTGGAAGTATATAAATACCTTGATACTGGAAGTTTAAACCCACCAATAACAAACATTGCATATTCATATGCTTTAAGTTTTTTATAGAAATAGGAGGACGATAAATATGTATGCCGTTTATAAAAACAACAAAGTAGTAGTTTCTAGCACATCAAATAATAATTTTAGCTTGGAGCAATTAAAGAGTCATTATCAGCAGTTTTATGGTGATGACATAATAGTAACTGAAGAATATGTTGAAGTACCTTCACAAGTTAATAATATTCTTAATTTAAATCTACCGTCAGCTGAAGCGCGATTAGCATTAGTTGAAGATGCTATGAACTTTATGCTGGGATTATAATAAGGAGGTGAGAATATGAGCAGGCTATATCCATTTATACTTAACATGTGGATGATGGGCAAAGATGAACTTTACGTGAATACTGCTTTGTCAAAGAGATATATAACAGAAGTAGAAAAAGATATGATTTTAGCAACACCACAAATATCGTAGTGAATAAAAGAAAAATTTTACGAACAAGTACTTTACAAATAAAAATAAGCAGTTATGAACTTTATTAATTTTATAACTGCTATTGTTGACTAAAATGTGCTTGTTTTTATATGAGTACTAATCAAATTTAGACTGTGGCAGATTAATTATTTGTTCAAGGTTTACCCCAGGTATTTTTATTGGTATAGGATTCATAGGATAAGTTAATGTAGCTGTTATTCCTGGATAAAAGCGTACATTATTTGTCTGTGCTGAATAATATCCTACAGATTCTACCCTTACGTTATAGGTTGTAAAATTAAAATTCTGTCCTACCAGATTGCTTATAACATATGATGTCGGTACTGTAAAGTGGGGTGACTTACCTGTTGCATCCGTCACTCCAATTTGAATTGGAGCTTCCCCAGTAAGCCTATCTAATATTAATATTGTTACTATAGCATTTTCCATTGGTACTCCAAGTTCATTAAATACCATGACATCTAGAAATCCTGGCTGAATTGTTAAATCTGTTTCAGGCAAAGCATTACATATGTTTACATAATTGTATTTTGAGTATGGTTGAGTATGGAAAATTATAATTGTACAATTTTAAAAGACCTCCTTGTGTCTATATATTAAAATTTCTATTATACATATCAATATATTCAAATATGAGTACTATGCCACAAAGATTAATAATCTAAAATGTAGAGTATATCTTTGGAGATTGCAATATGTTCAATATTGTGAAACAAAAGAAAAATTTCGTGGAATAGAACTTTATATATTTAGAGGAGAAAATGAATGAAACCAAATATTGAGAAAAAGGAAAAAGGTGAAATTAAAACAAAACCCAATAGCAAGCATGATAAACCCTACAAATTTTTAATAAAATCTGCTACGGTAACTAATTATGATAATTTTAAAGGAGAATTTATAAAATATTAATTGGATATAATTAAAGAAATTTGATATAATTGGATAAATAATACAAGGAGTAATTATTATGAAATTCAATGATTTTAAATTCAGTCCGAAATTACAAAAGCTATACGATGATGTTGGTAATTGTAATAAAAACCTTAATATAGAAATCTCTGTAGTAGAGGATATAGAAATTGATGGGGCTCTAGGATCTCATAAGATTGATGACGAGACAGGAAATAGTTTGATTTGTATAAAAAAGGATTGCGTAAACGACTATGTTATATCACATGAATTATTGCATTGTTATTTTTATAGATTAGGATATCCTAAAACTAGGACTCTATCACAACCTAATTCCTGTGTTAGTTACTTCACTGGTAATTTAGAAAATGTATTGATGCATAAATTAATTTATGAGGAACAGAGCAAGAGAGGGTTTGATACGTCTACATATGCAAGAATCATGGCAGAGGAAATAGGAGAAAACGTGACAGAGGAATCTAATTCTTTTGAATTACAAATAAAAAATAGCTTCACTATTGTGGATGCTGAGTTTAGGTGCAAAGATTTTAGGGATTTGTATTTAGACAGAATAAAGGATAAGTTTCCAAAAGGATATAGTTTTGCTAATAGAATACATTCAGCTATCACTAATTCTGATTATAAAACTCCTTTTGAATACAGGAGGGCTATGGTTAGAGGATTAAAGGAAATAGATATTATGCTGAAAGAAAATGGATTACCTAACGAAAATTTAAATTTAAATATAGCTATAGGAATAGTTCCTTCTAAACGGCAGCTTGATTTATTTTTGTATCAAATATTTGACGTTAAAGAAATAGAAATCGCAATTGATAATAGTAAAGAAAGAACATATGCATTGATATCAAAATCAGATAATCAATCTTCTTATTTTCTGGGTGTGAAAAGCATGAAAGAATTAGAAGATATTCTTAATTTAACATTCAAAGGATTTTATGATTATGTACATGACATACATGCTATAAGATAGTAAGAAAAAGAAAAATTTAGTAGATTAAGGATCTCTTCGGAGGTCCTTTTTAAATATAGAAAATGAGAGGTGTTGAGGTGGGTGAATATCTAAAAAGTGCATTTGGAAATGTACAACCGTTTTGGGCTGTTTTCTTAAGTGCAGTTATGTATGTGATGTTTCCGGAGAGTGGTTATTTGACGGCATTTTGTGCGGTACTAGGTGTTATGACACTTGATGTTGTAACAAAATATTACTCTATTGCTGTCCATCATGGAGGGTTAAGGAAAAGTATTAAAGGTAAATTTATAAATAGTAATAGCATGTGGGTTGGAACTTCACGAAAAATATTTGCATATCTAATTATTTTCATTATGGTTGGTTTGTCTTATAGAGTATCACCAATTGCCGGTGTAGCATCCTTTTTAGGCACGGTTGTTTACTCTATTTTGTTTTTAAGAGAGTGCCAATCAATACTGGAGAATTTAGATGATGCCGGCAGTGATGTGAAATGGCTGCTTGCAATAGTTAAAAAAAGAAAAAATAGAATTTTAGAAGATGAAGGAGTAAACGAAAATGATAAATAATATTGATTTAACACCAATTTTAACAGCTATAATTGCATTGATTGGTGCAATTATAACATACTTTGTAATACCTGTTTTAAAGGGCAAAATATCGGATGACAATTGGAATGAGATTGTTAAGTGGATTAAAATTGCCGTTGAGGCGGCTGAACAAATGAAATCAGCTGGTATTATTACTACGCCTAAAAAAGATTACGTACTAGCCTTTCTAAGAAATAAAGGAATTACAATTACAGACCAGGAATTAGATGCCTTGATTGAAGCTGCGGTATTTGAAATAAACAAAGCAAAAAATCTAAAAGATAAAGATTTATCCATACAGGAGGAAGTGGTTAAAAGTGAGTAATATTGTTAAATTTGAAAATCTACCACATGATATCTGCCGTGTGACATCAGCATTTGGGTATAGAACCAATCCAATCACTGGTGCAAAAGGAACATACCATCAAGGAATAGATTTTGGAGCAATCAAGGCAGGTGTTCCTGGTGATAAGTTGTTTGCTGTTGCTGATGGGATAGTAGTAAGAAGTGCTAATATGCCTAGTAAGATAGATGGTTATGGTTACTACATTGTAATTCAACACATGGGTTTTTGTACTTTATATGCTCATATGCTTGGTTTACAGCTTAAAGTGGGGGATAAAGTAAAAGCAGGACAAGTAGTTGGATATATGGGTTGTACTGGTGCATGTACTGCTACACATTTACATTTTGAAGTAGAACCTATTGAGTGGCCCGATTATTGGAATAAAGAGAATGGTATACGTAAGTATGCTGTAGATCCGTATCAATACGTAACAGAATTTAGAAATAAAAAGCAGGTGAATGAAGAAGTGGCAAATGAAGTTGTACGTTATAAAATTATTTGTGAAATGCCCATACATTATCAGGCAGCAGTTAAGAACCTTGTAGATAAAAAAGTTATTCAAGGTAATGCGTCGGGTGACCTTAATATGACAGAGGACATGGTTAGAACATTAATCATGGCGGGCAGAATGGATAAAATAAAATAGTAGTAATTGTGCCAGGCGTAATTGCCTGGTTCTTTTTTTTTATTTTTTGGTATATTTTATATTTATAAGTGTATAATATAAACAAAAGAATACGGTAGGAGGAAAGTAAGATGATAGTATTTATTTATATTATTATTCTAAATAGTTCAAGTACCTTAATAGTGCTTTCTATAGCACATTAAGTAAATGAACCAGGAGAGTTTTTAAAAGAAGCTCTTCTGTATAACAAATAGTAATATAATATAAAATAAAATAACATCTTATTTACCTCCATAAAACCAAAGGGCAGTCGTACAATTATAGGCTGCCTTTTTTATCTGTATATATGGCGATTTTACCATAGTGTTTGATTTGCAAATACAATATAAAATAATATCTTATTTGTGCTCATAAAAGACAAGTGCAATAGCATAAAAATTAGATTACGTTTTTAAGTTCACATTCAGTCATCATCAATTAAGAGAAGAAAGGGCTTAGAACAGCAATTTTGATATAAGTAATAGAATATAAAAGAATATCTCAGAAAAAACTAAGGGCAGCCAGATCACCTCCTAAGTAGGTGTCCGTTGCCCTAAAGTAATCCATATCCAGCCAGCGTAATTTACGAGTGGCTGTTTTTTATATTAAGTGCTACACACACCCTGGAATGGATTTTATCCCAGAACGCTGATGTTAATTTGCAGCTTAGTGTTATTATATGCTTGCATTATTTTTCTGTTACATAAAAAAAGCTGGAGGGGATAATCTCCAGCCGACTCTGATATTACTTATATTTATTACTACTTCACAGGAAGGGTAGTATATTATATGTTTGTGCTATTTTAAGGTTAACATGAGAACTGCCATAATCGACAGTTCTTCTTTTTATTATGTTAATTTTATGTTAATTCAATTTTGATTAACATAAAACAACGCCTTAAATTATTGATTTTGGTGAACCATGACGGATTCGAACCGCCGACGCCTAGATTCGAAGTCTAGCACTCTATCCACTGAGCTAATGGTCCAATACTTGTAAATTATATTACAAATAATAGATTTTTTCAATAGTTTATAAAAAAATAAAAATATTTTATTTATTATTAAACTATGCTATAATAGCATTTGTATGTTTATATTATGGTTGTGTTAATTAATTAGGATAAAAATGTACAACATGGCATATAAATAAATATAAGCGCTTAAATTTTGAGCTTAACATTAATTATCGGGAGTGAGTATATGGTATCTAAAAAAAAATATATTCTTACGATTATCGTGGTTGTTTTTGTGACTGCTTTCCTTACTCTGTCACTAGGAAATGTATTTTTAGTTGAAATAGGGCAAAAGGTAGTTTTACCAGAAGAAGCATACACCGAAATGAAGGATATGTACGACAAG